AGTAACTTCGTGCCACGAAGAGCAACCTTCAAACCACGCTCGTCCACAAAACCTGCGATATTGATAAGGGCATCTTCAAGAGATGTCTCGTTCAAATCAGCAGCTACTGCGGGTTCGTTGGCAAACGTTCCACCGTTGGTTAACGGGTGGTCTGTCGCACAAAGCGCAACACCGTCACCACCAGCAGAAGCGCCAGCAGTAAATGCGTTGTTAAGAACCGCAGCGGCCTTAACTTGCTTTGTGTGTGCCATTGAACGAGCCAACGCACGAGTATAACGCGAACCAAGACGATCATACAGATTGTCTTCGATAGCTTCCTCAGTGATTGAGAATGCCAGCGCAATAGTTTCGTGGTTGTAACGAGCAGTGTAAGCTTCGTTAGCGTCGTCAAAGTTTACAGAGGAACCTTCCGATTTGGTAGGTGCCGCTCCGAACCCACTCAACATAACTTCCTCTTCGAATGCTCGATCAGAAGATTCTGTTGTGTAGATCTCCGCGTGTTGGTTTTCGTACCGATTGTACTCCATACCAAACAGCGCGTTGAGGCCCGGTTCTAGCTCTTTCGCTAGTTGTGCGCGAGAAATAGCCATTCTTTAGACCTCCTTAAACGCCAGTAGTCGATGGAGTACCAGCAACAATCGCACCATTGGCGGAGTTGAAGCTGTTATTCAATCGAACAATTAATGGGATACCAGCCGCAGTAAAGTCTGCATTTTCTGGGTCATCTTGAATGCCCATAATACGCAGTTGCAATGCCGCAGTGGTGGCGATTGTGCTAACACCCAACTTAGCAGATGAGATGCCTGTGGTTGAAGAACCAGAAGCAGCCGCTGCAAAGTTTGCGTTTGCGAACACATGACCCTGCGCAGTTGCTTCGCTAGTCAGTGAAGCGTCTGAGCAGATAACAAATGTCTGCATTGGGTTGTCATAAACAAAGGCTTTGACGGGATGATTAGAATCCGCGCCAGAACCGGGCCAGCTATTTGAGAAAATAGTCTCACCAGTGGTGGACGATACATATTCGCATCCCCAGAACACACCAAGTAGACCTACCGTTCCACCAGTAGCCGCGCCAACAATATCAATAAAGCCTGTTGACAGCGGTTTTACGGGTGAACCTTGGTAAATCGCGTTAGTGTTTCCAGAGGCGATACGATACTCGGTCGCACCAGTGGTGTTTGCAGCCTGACCGACTACACCAATCGGACGAAGTCCGAAAGCACCGTTACTGTTTGCCATTTTAGCAATCCTCTTTCAATTAATCGGAGTCTCTACGAGATCCCCCGAATGATACACGACTTTGCCGATTATTACTTATCGGCATCGAAGGATGTTGTTCCTTCATAAGGTCCTGATCTACAGCAGTCATCTGTTCGCGGGTTCTGCCCCCGTAATATGCAGTTCTTTCTGCTACTGTTTCAACAGGTATTCGGCACAGCATCAGTCCGCCTTGACCAATCACACCCTCATACCGACCATCGTCGATAACAGGTGCTTCATAGTTTGGATATTCGTCTTTCCGGACAGGTTCCCATCCTTCGCGTAGCTTGGCGTTGACATTCATTTTGTCTTCCTCACCACGCATTGCAACTCGTATCCAACGATGCACAAAGCCCTCTGGGGCATCAGGTGCTGCAAGGTGACTGGGCGGAGCCCATGGTTTTCTGCGCGTTTCTGTTTCGCGTGTTGCGCTTGAGCGCGGTTTTCTGTCAGCCATAATATTAATCCTTCACAAATTTTGCATATTCTTCAAGCGGTACATTTAGACGTTTCGCCATCGCTATTTGTGACGGTGATAGTTTAACCGACCTGCGCCCCGTTTTTGCCGTACTGCGAGATGCTGAAGCGCCAGCCGAGGCGACCTGTGCTCCACTCGATTTCTTCGCCTGAAACTTATTCGGAAACTCCGAACGCATTCGACGATCAACTTCAGTATAGTATTCTTCGCTGGCTGGGTCAAACCCCTCTTCTTCAACGAGCTTCCTATGTATTCCAAAAGCAGCATAAGTCATGACTTCGTCAGAACCAAACCAATCGTTTTTCTCCGCCCACGACTGCGCCTTTGGATCAGGCTTTGGTGCAGAGGGAGCAACTGGTTGTTGCTGCGGAGGCATCTGCGGCGCAGCCGCTGCTTGCGCAGGCTCCGCAACTTGATCCTCTGATCTCTGCTTTGCAATCCGCAAACGCTCCTGCTCAATAGACATCTTGGACAAGGCTTCTTGAGCCTCAAACATTTTGTCCGTATCGCCAGCGTCATAGGCTTCTTTGTACAGCCTTTTCGTAGCTTCTACCTGAGCATCTATTCGAGTGCCGTACTCAGACAAATAACCCTTGTCCAAGTTCTGGACACGGCTTTTTAGGCTCTCGTTTTCCTGCAAAAGCTGCTGCGCTAAACGAACGGCCTCTTCACGATCCCGTTCTTCCTTGCGATACTTTTCAGTCAGCTTCTTAATCCGAGCCTGAACCTTGTTACTGTAGTTGTCCAACTCGTCATCGGAACCAGAAGCCGCCTCTTGCGGCTCCTCTTCAACCTCCGGGGCTTCTTGAACCTCCGGTTCGTCTCCCGACTCAATCTCTACTTCTACGCCCTCGTCTTCGAGAACTTCTTGTTCTTCCGCCATTGGTATCTCCTAAACCTGCTTAATGTCGTCGGGCTCTAAGATCGTAGCAATAACCTCATCGTCATTGATTATACGAACTTCGCCCCCATCGATCTTAAATCTCGATCCCGAGTATCGACCGATACAAACCCATTGTCCCTCCGCACACCAAGGTGCAGCATCTGGACCAAACTTGTCAGGGTCTTTGTAAGCAATAGGACCAACCTTTAAAACATACGCAACAACCGTTGCCACAGCTTCACGATCCCGAACCTCGTCAGGGATATGTAAACCGCCCTGTGTTTTAGTAGCACCTTGATAAGGCATAACTAAAACACGCCAGCCCGTGGGCTGCGGTAGTCTTTCAAGAAGGGGTTTTTCTAAAAGAGAAGGATCTAAAACCTTCTCGGTGGTATCAACATACGCGCTACCAACGTCAGAAGAAGCAGCGGTGTTCCCTGCTTTCTCTTTGTTAATTTTCTGCGCGACATGATCAGGAAGATATAAGGTCTTCGACATCGTCAGCGTGGTTCTCCAGCAGGGCTTTGATTTCCTCACGAGCGTAGGCAATGCCCCGTACTTCACCTACCATGAGCTTATACTGCTCCCAGTCTTTAGCAGTATCATGTGCGAGAGCATTCGCAATGTCCTGCTCTCGTTCCTTCAGGATCTTATACATATATGTAGCGAAAGCAACAGCGTCCATTAAAGAATATCCCTTTCTGAACCCTCGGCTATGGACTTAATTGGACCACCCTTTACCCAGTCATTGCAAACATGGTCAGACGAACACATGAATTTGTACATCTGGCAGTAACCCAGATCACCAGAATCATCACCAATACATTCCAACATGTCTTCCGTTTGGTTATAAGCTCCGCAGTTTCCACAAACCTCGGTCAGCTTAAAGCCTCCGTCCATAGAGGGATCCCGATAGTTCGCTTCTTCTACCGCAACCTCTTTGGCTTCCATGTTTGCTTCAGCATCCTTGGTGGCTATAGGACAGCTTGGACCTCCACCGTCGCCGTCCCGCATTTTATCTACCGGAATACCATCCGGTATAATACTAATCGAAATCATAGGCATTAGAATGTCTTTCCACGGCTGGAGTTGTCCCGAACGTCCCCGGCTCTTCCACCGCCAGAAAACTTCTTGGGCTTCTTATCCAACATCTCTTCGAATATCTCAGGGTTCTTACGAAGAAGTTTCTCCACCTCCTGAGCTACCGCAGTCTGTCCTCCCGCGCCGGGGCTCTTCGAACCGCCCATCGCTTCGTCTCCTGTAGCCCCCTTTAAAAATCGGTCTAGTTGTTCGCGTGTAAAACTTTTCATAGCAGAATCCTAATCTATCAATTCAAAATGTGGACCATCGATAAACGGGCGACGCCCCTGTGATCTGCGCAAGTCTATATACGCATTCATGGCTTCTTCCATCGTACCCTCCCACTTGCGAATGTCCATTGGATACGGCATCTCAGGTGTTCCCCACGCTGCGCCCCAACAAATAGGAACGTTTAACTGTGTCGCCGCTTCTTTAATCGCATCAGCAAGATCATCATAAACCGAGAGTTCCCAACTCGCCCTCCCATTTATGAACGCCATAATATCGAAAGCCTTCCCCTCAAGGTGCTTAGATTTCATCGTCTGGCTGGCCCCTTTAGCAACAAGTTCCTTCTGCTGCTCAATGGTTCTCATCCCCTGAACCACCCCGAAGTCGGTCTTGGTCAAAGTAATAGCCATTTTGATTACAGCCTGTAACCCGTCATCAATACCTTCAAGACGATCAAGGCTACGTCTGCTTAACTTAAACTCGCTCATCGTACCTGTCTCCTACCGTACTTTCCGTTCCACGCAGAGGTGAACTCTTCATCCTCAGATGTGTCGTATTCCATTACTTCCTCTTAAAAAATGCTTGAGCCCCACGCACACCAAAACTGGCTGAAATTGCAATTCCAAGGCTGTAAAAATACCAGTCTGGGGCCTTGTTAAGCTGCGCAAACCCACGGTCTACCCAACCTTCCGCACCCGGAATCCAACATAAAATCAAAGGGATAGACAAGATGACAACGAACCACTCGTCTTTCCAGCTAGACTTGGCACCCTCTGCCATAATGCGCTCCCAGTCGGCAACGCTGGTCTTCTCAGACAAAAGTATCTGTGCCTTAGCCTTAGCCTCGGTGAGTTTTAGCTCCGCCGCCGCGGCGTTCTTGTCGGCTTTGCCTTGCAACCAACTTCCCGCAAGGTTTGCAACAGGGCCTAATAATGCCTGTATCATTTCTCAGAACCCAACCAAACGGCGAACGCTCCTGTAAGCGCCCCAGAGCAAATCGAAATCATTGCGGATTGTTGCGTTGACAAATCGTCAAGACTCATCCCCCACTCCAAAACGCGTATATACATGATCGTCATCACCAGCATCATAAGACGCGGCATAATCTTCCAAGCCAGTATTTTTTCCATGTCAAACCTCTATGTTTAACTTCGTTCCCTGCGGACGATCCGCATTAGTCTTGCGCCCAAACCTATCATAACTTTCCTGTAAGTCCAATCGTTGCTTTACAAGAGCCTCTAAATGGCTGTGGTTGGCCCGGTGTTCTTTTTCTACCCTCTGCTCCACAAGATGCGTTTCTATGCGCTCACGGGCCCGCGTTTGGGCGTGTATGTCGCTTCCTACATTAAAAGGAGAAGAGCCTACTCCTGAAACCCCGTCTGCCATCAGATGCGCCCCTGCTTGGCTAAAATTATCACAATCGTAATACCCAGCATTATAGAAACAATTATAACCGCTCCGCCATAAATAACTATACGCTCAACCAACTTGGCCTTACGCTTCCTTTCCGCTTCCGCCTTCGCCTTGCGGTCCTTCCGCGCTTGAACTCTTATAGCTTGAAGCTCGCCCCAAGCAGAAAAACCCCTAGTGGCTATCACAATCTGCCTAAGTTCCTCCTCGGCGTCCTTGGCCCTTTGCAAGTTCACAAACGTCTCCATAGCGTTTTCGTCTGAACCAGAGAAAAGACTATTCTTCTTTTTCTCATGAGCAGCGCGTAAATCATCCACCCCATCGAAAAACTCTCCGATTTGCTTAGTGACATTAACGAGCTCTTTGCCCGCAGAAACAGCAGACTTAACCGCTGCTAACGCTGTAAAGGGGTCTATCATACACGTTCACCCACCTTGGCTACAGGAGGACACCGGAAGTCATACGGTATCCGTATTATTCTCGGGTAATGATAGTAAAAATACGAAACGTCTTTAGGACAACGATACACACACGCCTTGTGCATGTCGCCACCATGCATCCCCACCAACACAGCGGTGAGAGCGCACAACACTAGAACTCTCCGACAAACCTCTGTGGTCGGGCTATCGGACTAAACCGCCTGTTCACCATACCGCCAGAAGAATATTTACTTTTACCCGCTTTGCTCAAAGCAATAGCAACCGCTTGATTTTGCGGTTTTCCAGCAGCCATTTCTGTCTTGATGTTCTGGCTGATAACACCTTTTGATGTGCCTTCTTTAAGAGGCATTAGGTCCTCCGTAACATGGCTTCTCGCTGCACATCGATCCGCTCTTGGTTCACAGCGTTGCGGTTGTCCGCAACCTCTTCCTGTAAATCCAATCGAGCAGCATCCGTAACAGCACGTTGCTCCAGTCGAGCCCCCTCAAGTTCAAGATTCGCTTGATCCATCGCGGCCTTGTGTTGAGCCTCCATCTGCTTAATAGAAAGCTCCTGCATCCGTATCTTAACCAAAGGATCCTCTTGATCACCCTCTGGAGAATACGAAAGTTTAGGCATCAGATCCTTAATCATCTCCTCCTCAACCTGAGCCACACGAGACTCAATCTGCTCTGGAGTAAACTGCGCAGGACCCTGCTGCTGTAACGCCGCCATTTGTTGTTGAGCAACCATAGGATCCACCGCACCCGCTTGCGCCATCAACTGCAACTGCTGCATCTGCTCCTGCGGCTGCACACTAATCTGCTGAAGCTCTTTATCCACCTGTTCACGAGCCTTGAAACTAATGTGCTGCAACGCATGAGTAAACAATGCCGACAACACAGGAGGCGCATTCTGCATCATTGGTATCTCCAACAATGCAATATGTGCCGCCAAATGCGCGTCATGATCCTGCTGCGCAAACGCCTGCGGAACCTGCCCACCAATTAACAATCCATTCTCTACCGCCGGGTCTTGTGGCTGCGGAGGTGGTGGAGGCGGTGGCAAGATCTCGTCAATATTCTGCACCTCTAATGCTTGATACATCCTTCTATACGCCGCATGAAGGTTGTGCATCTGAGGGTTAGATTGCGCTAGCTGAAGTTGGGTTTGAGCCAGCGTCACCCTCTGAGACATAGAGAAAATGTTCGGATCAGAAACGGGGAGAACGTCGATCCTAGCATCAAAGTCTTGCATCTTAACCTGTTGTGGCGCACCCGCTACTTCGTAGGGGTACATCGGAGGAAGGTTTTCCGCAAAGATACGCGCCAACAAACGGAACTCCGTCCGCTGGGCGTAGTGCATACGTTTATGAATCGCAGACATAACCTTCATGCCACGCTCCAACATGGCAACCGTAGTCCCCACTGGCGTTTCCTGATTCATGTCCGACATCTGCTGATCAGCTAAAGCAACAAACCTACGCCCGTCGTTAACCAATCCACCCAACAACTGAGCCAATGTCGCAGACGGCTCTTTGTACGGCAACGGAACAATAGCGTCCCTGATGCTGCCACCGGGCGCGTCAATGTCCCTAAACTCTCCGGGCTGTAACGGCTCATCATCGTTGCGTACACGCACTCCACGGGCCTTAAATCCAGCAGGAAGGTTGGCTAACGTCCCGGCATCTATCAACTGTCGCAACAAGCTCGTCGCAGCGCGGCCCAAACCGCCAATCATGTGCACCAAACCAAAGCCGTAGAAGCCCAAACCCGGCATAAACTTGTAATGCACAAAGTACTGGCGCTTCCGCTTCAACGGATCGTCCATGTCGTAGTTACGACGAATCGCTAAAATTTTCCCCGAAGACTCATCAATAGTCACAACATAAGGAAGACGAATACCCGTAGGTTCTCCAGTCTCAGGATCTAAATCCTCAAACCGCTCAAGATCCAACTCAACGTGCATCTCCAAGATCGTCAGAACATCATCGCTGTAGTTCTTCGATATCCCCTCAAGCTCATTAACCTTCTGCCTAACAGGGTCCTCTTCAGTATCCGAAGAAGTATTTAAATCTACATCACGATAAACCTGAGCAACCTGCATCTTACGAACGTCATTCTCGTCCATTCGCAATACATGCGTAACTCGCGTCGATGTCGCCAAATCAGAAGCAGAATACGGTACAACCAAATCCTGCGCAGGAATAAACTTCGCAACAGCCCGCTGCCGCGTTTGATCAAAATAGACCTTCTTAAACGTCGAACCGCTCAAGGGTAAATAAAACAACATCTGATCCATGTCCGGATCGTATTCTTCCATAACCTCAGTAATCTGATAGTTCATGAAGTCTTTTACACGATTGGCCTGCTCTTCTCGCTCCGCGTTCTGCAATCCCAAAACATTCGTGCGAACCGGACCACCCGCTGGCAATAACTCCTTATACGCCTGCGCCTGAAACTGCGTAACACTCTCGCTAATCATCGGATGCGTAATACCACTCGCACCCTCAAACGGAGTCGTGCGCTCCTCAGTCCTTAAACCAAGCAGATCAAGACCCTTAACATACGTCTCTTCCCACTCGTCACGAGAATCCAAATCCTCGTTATACGAAGCCCGCAACTCAGAAGATAACTCTCCCAACGTGCCTTCGTCCAAAATCTCCGCTAAATTAGCGTCAAAAGGGATAGCCTCGTCAGGAATCTCCATCTCCCCCTCACGAATAGCCTGCACTATCGCGCCGCCCTCGCCATCCTCAATAATCTCCGCACCATCCGGAAACTCCATCGGTACATCAATAGGAATTTCTACGTCTGGAAGTCCCGCTGTGTCATCGAGGTCCAACCCCGGTGCAACCATGTTAGGTGGTAAAGCCATTAATAATACTCCCGCTTACGGGGCCTCCATTCTAAACTATCCTCGTCTTCGCCACTCAACGAAATAAACCCGCCTTGACGAAAACGCATCAGTGCCAAGGTCATACTATCACAAAAGTCATCATGATCGCCATTAGGAAATGAAACTACCTCCTCAACGACCTCATCAGCAAACTTTTCGTGCATCGGGGCCCAAACCATCTCAGCCTCAAACAAAGGCGCAACCATGTGCATTCTCGTTATCTTATCATTCCCTTTGCCCGGTGAGAAGCCCAATGCCGGAATACCACGAAGCCGCAACTCGTCAATAAGTGGTGTACCCGTCGCTTTCGCTTCGACCAACACCATGTCTGGCTCCCAGTATTCGTGCTCTTCATAGGCAATCTCCTTGAGTTCCGGAAAATTCCACCGCCCGCGACGGGCATCCAACAAAATAATGTGATCAGGGCCACCCTCCTCGGGCTTAAATACCCCCCAAGTCGTGATCGCACTGTAATCCGCAGTCTCTTTCTTCGAAAACGCCGTGTCATACGCCTGCAAAATGTAATCCAGCCGTGGAATCTTCTCCTTATCCCAATCCTTCCACCACTCACGCTTGATAATCGCAGATTCCGACGCCGTAGGCTGCTGCTGCCACTGCGCATTCCACTTTCCTACCGGAAGTGACGCCTTAATTCCCAATAATGCGTCTTTTTCCCAGAACTCAGGCCATAAAGGCTGATCAGAAGGCATGATCGCAGGAAATTCCACAACCTCCCACTTGTCCGCCATTACATCACCGCCCTGCGCGGCAATCAAACGACCTGTCAAGTCCTTTTTTCCCCACCGAGTCATAACAATTATGATCGCGCCACCCGGTTGAAGACGCTGACGAGGACCAGAAGTGTACCACTCATACGCATTGTCGAACGCACTGTCGCTCATAGCGTCCTGCTCCGAATGCGGATCGTCAATCACAAACAAATCCGCACCACGACCCGTTACCGCAGCACCAACACCCGCCGCAAAGTACTCGCCGCCACGGTCCGTCTGCCAACGACCCGCACCCTTGTTGTCTTCCTTCAAATTCGTGTCCGGAAAAACAGACTTATACGCAGGATCGTCAATCAAATCACGAACCTTACGACCAAATCGTACCGCCAACTCAGTGTTGTGCGTAGCCTGAATGATCTTTAACTTCGGATTCCGCCCCAAAAACCACGCAGGCATCAAATAACTGGCAAACTCAGACTTCGAATGACGAGGCGGCATATTAATAATTAACCGCTTTAACTCGCCCCTCGCTACCCGCTCCAACTTTTCCGCAATAACCCGGTGATGACGACCCTCAATGAAGTTCTCATACACATGATGAGCAAAAGGCATGAACTGATCATGCGCCTTTTCCCTCAAATCTAAGGTCTTCTTAGCCTCAGTTAAGGCTAAAATCTCCTTTAACGCTTCTTCAGGTAATGCCTGTAAATTCATTACCTAAACGGATCTACATCCGTAGGCATCCCGCCATACGTTGTGGGCATAAAACCCCGATCCGCCGCAGCTACACCAAAATCAGGCATCGGCAAAATCCCCGGAGTTCCGCCCGGAGTTAATGGAGGCAACGTAAACGGAGACTCTATCTGAGTATAATTCGGACTCCCAACAACCGTAGGAACCGTCGAAATCGGTGGCGTAATACCCGGAAACGGAGTCACAGGGTCTGGGCCCGGCTCCGGAGCCGCATCCGTAACGTCATCACTAGGAACACACGCATTCGTCGCCGTGTCCATCCGATAACCCTCCGGACATGGATCAATCGGCGCAGGAGAACTATCATCACCAGATCTCGTTCCACCCTGAGCCGCAGCCTCGTTGCGAGCTATCGTCGCCGCAGTCCGATCAAGATACGCCTGAGCCTCTGCCTCCGAATAACCCGCAGCAATCAAATTAGCCCGCTGAGTAGCAGGATCCCCAAACCCAGCATAATAACCCATCGTTACATCGCCCGCAGCGCCCTTCAACATGTCCACCATGTTCGGTAAACCACTAAAAATACCAGTAGCCTCCGTAGGACCTTCCGCAGCAGCCTCGCCCACACTCGGACGGACCGGGGGCCGAGGACCCTGATAAACACTCGTAACACCTCCGCTGTCTGGGGCCGAAGCAATGACCTTGGCCTTTCGAGCCTCCTCACGAGCCTTCGTTATCCTCGCATCTTCCTGAGCCTGAGCAATGCGAGCCGCCTCCTCACGAGCGCGTTGCGCCTCCGCTTGAATGCGAGCTCTTTCTTCCGCCTCTTTTTTCAGACGCTCAATCTCACGACGTTGAGCCTCCTGCTGCTCGCGCTGCCTCTCCGCAGCCTCACGTTGAACACGAGCAATGCGAGCCGCCTCCTTGCGCTCCTCTTCAGCACGAGCCGCGTTTCGAGCCGCCAACGCAGCAGCCTCTCTCCTACTTTGTTCCGCCTGCTTCCTACGAGCTTCCGCAGCCGCAGCCTCACGAGCTCGCATCTGTTGCTCGCGCTGTCTGTCCGCTTGTTGCGCCCGCTGTCGAGCTTGAGCCGCTTGAGCCTGCTGTCGAGCTCGTTCCGCATTAGCCTGCGCGTTGGCCCGCGCTACCTGCTCCGCAGGAGAAGGGCGATTCG